GACAAGCCCGAGCGCCTCCGGGGGACGAACCTCGGCTGGGCGTGGGTGGACGAAGCCGCCTTGGTGGGCGAAGACACATGGGACATTCTGCTCGGCCGCCTCCGGCTCGATCCGGGGCGGGCGTGGCTCACGACCACGCCAAAAGGCCACAATTGGGTGTATGACCGGTTCATTGAGTCGCCGGACGACGAACACGACACGGTGCGGGCCTCGACGCGAGACAACCCGCATCTGCCCGATAGCTACGTAGAAAGCTTAGAGGAGCAGTACACCGAGCGCTTTCGCCGGCAGGAGATTGAGGGGGAGTTTATGGAAGCAGAGGGGGCGCTCTGGTCCTTCACCGACATTGAGCGGGATGCGGCGCCGGAGTCGATGGACCGCGTTGTCATCGGCGTTGACCCGGCTGGCGGTGGACCGGATGAGGTGGGCATCGTCGCCGTGGGCAAATCCGGAGAGCGGGCGTATGTGCTGGGCGACCACTCCATGAAGGGCAGCCCCAACGCCTGGGCCTCGGCCGTGCGAAACGCCTACCAGCAGCACCAGGCCGACCGTGTGGTGGCCGAGCGCAACTTCGGGGGCGACATGGTGGAGTCTACCTTGCGCACCGCCGACGCGAATATGCCGGTGGAGGTCATAAATGCCTCACGGGGGAAGCAACAGCGGGCCGAACCGGTGGCGGCGCTCTACGAGCAGGGCAAGGTGAGCCATCCCGAGCCGATGGACGAGCTCGAAACGCAGATGACCACGTGGGACCCGGCCGACTCAGATGAATCGCCCGACCGCGTCGACGCGCTGGTGTGGGCGCTGACGGAGCTTATGCTTGATGCCTCACAACCTGGATTCGTAGTCGCATGACGCATGTGCTAATTTGGATGCTCTTGTATCCGATCGTGGCCGCAGGCGACACCGTGGCCCGCGGGCGAGTGTGGGAAATTGACGTGGGCCGTCACAACGCGGGGCACGTGGCCGTCTATGTTGCTGGCACTATCATCTTGCTGACCCTCCACTATGTTTGATTTCAGCTCTCATGAGCGGGCCGACGGCAACGTCGTGGCCCCGACCACAGACGTAACGTTTAGCAGTGCCTTTGGGCTGCTAGACCGAGGCCGCCCGAGTGAGCGGGAGATTCGCCGGCAGCTTCGGGGCACGCTGGATGCGTGTCTGCGGGCACGGGCGAAGCTGTTTGCTCGCTCGGCGCTGCCCGGAAAAGAGTCAGACGGCTTCATGGTCAAGCGGGTGACGAGCGACGGTATGGAGGAGGTGGAAGAAGACCACCCGTGGACGAGAATCCTTCGGCAGCCGAACGAATACCGAAGCGCCTATGACACGTGGTACTGGACGCGCATGGCGGCTGACGTGCAGGGCACCGCTCCGCTCATCGTGCGAGACGGGTCGCTGGGCACGCCGAATGCACTGTTGGAAATTTTTCCCTCATTCGGCCGAATGAGGGAGCGCATCAACCGTGAGGGCGGTGTGGGCGGGTACATTTACCACCGCTCCGACGGCAACGACATCCCTCTGGAGCGCGACGACGTGGTGACAATAAAACGCACCGACCCGACCACGCCACACGGCACGATGTCCATCCTGGAAAGCCTTGTTTACGAGGCAAAAAGCGACCGTGCGGCCGCAGAGTACCGACACAAGACGTATAGCGAGGGGCGCCCGCCCTTGGTCTACATGCGCAGCGAACAAGATATGGGGCCGGACAAGGCCCAGGAGCAGGGTGAGCGCTTCCGGAACGAGTACCTAAAGCCCAACGGGTCGGTGAAGGGCGTGCCCGTCATGTACGGGGGTATGGAGCTGGACAGCCTGGGGATTGACCCTGACAGCTTCCAGATGCTAGAGAGCCAAGAGCTTGACCACGACGTGATCTTCCGCGTCACCGGTATCAGTAAGGCGTACATCGACCAGGGTGCCAACCGCGCCGAAGCGGAGCAGGCGGAAAAGATGATTATGAACACCACGATCCAGCCGATGCTGGACAAGGTGGCTGCCCAGCTGACCATCAGTCTAGAAGAAGCGTTTGGGGCCGATGAAGGGGCGCTTCGCGTGGTGCCGCCCGACGTGCGGCCGGTGGACCAGGAAGAACAGGCAAGCATCCATCAGACGCAGGTGGAGACAGGGACGAAGACGCTCAACGAGCTGCGGCGGGAAAACGGGGACGAAGAATACGACCTGGACATTGCCGACGAGCCGCTCATCCCGAACACGCTCGTGCCAGCATCGCGGGCCGGACAGGGCCGGATGCCTACTGATCCAGATCGTGACGTCGCGGATTTTCTGTAGCCCCGCAGGATGGCGACCTGCGGGCCGCCACACGCCGACTGATGCGACAGGAGGAGCCGAGCGGCGATGAACTCGTGGCGGAATGGCAGGCCATAGATAGCCTGCGCAGGCAGGCCGCGGGGCCGCTGTTCCGAGACCTTCGGCAGATGTTCAGGGCACAAGCCGACCGGGCTGAGCGGGTCATGGAGGCGAACGAGTGGCGATTGCCCGAGGCGCTCCCCGAGCAACGGCAGGAAGAAGACGAGCCGGAAGACACCGGGCCGCCGCTGGTGCTCCGGGCCGAAAACATCTTTAGCCTGTCAGTGCTGACGAAGGAGGTCAAGGGGGCGCTGTCGGGGCTGACGGACCAAGAGGCCGCCCGGCTAGCCCGAGAGCTTGGGGTCGATGAAGATGAAATCGCGGAGTTCCTAGAGGCGGGCAACACCGAAAACCTGATCCGTGCAGGCTTTGAGGCGGCCGTGCAACGCTTAGACGCGGACACCAACTTTGTGCCGTCCGACCCAGACGTGCAACAGGCCATCACGGACCTGAACAGCCAAGCGCGGGGCATCGCTGGCACGACGCTTCGGGAGGTCAACGACGAAATCCGAGAGGGCGTGGCGGCAAGTGAATCAGTGGAGGAGGTGCAAGGCCGCGTGACGAGCGCCTTGCGGGGCATGGCCGACGGGGATGACGACCCAGATACAGACATCAGCCAGTCGCGGGCACGGCGCATCGCGTCTACAACCACGACCACCGCGTTTGAGCGCGGGCAGGATAGGGCGTTTGAGGAGGTCGGGATGTTCGGGCGCATGTGGTTGTCCCAGCGGGACGTGCATGTGCGCCGGGGACACCTACAGGCCGACGGGCAGCAGCGGCGCATGGGTGAACCGTTCGACGTGGCGCCCGACATCGGCCGTGCGGAAGAGGAATTGGCGTTCCCGGGCGACCCGACGGGCAGCCCAGCCAACGTCATCAACTGCCGATGTACCGCACTGCCAATCCCCGACCGGGAAACCTTTGAAAGCATGAGCGAGGAAGAACCGAGCCTGTCAAACCTACCTCAGATGTCCAATGAGTGAATCACAGGAGACATACGACGCAGGCGAGCGGTTGCCCGACTTGACCGCGAAGGAAGTGCGGGCTGTGACCCAGTGGGCGCGGCAAGTGAAAGCAGAGGGGCGACCGATGCTTCTTCGCCGCTGCCCGAAAGAGGGCGAAGTCGTTGCTGATCCAGTCTCTGACACGAAACGGCCCTGAAACATGAGATAGGAAGCAGGGTACATTAAATAGACATACTCTGATTCGCTGCCATAAGCAGCTCCGCACGCAATCACGGGCGGCTCTGGCATCACGCCGAGGCCGCCTTTTCTTTTTGCCTATCCCCACGCTTCTATGCCCTGGAGCAAAGTAGACGGCTCTGAGGTCGATGCCTGCTCAGATGATGAGGTGGCGGTTGTGAAGGACGAAGACGGCACGGTAGAAGGGTGTCACGCCACTGAGGACGATGCAAATGAGCAGCTTGCGGCCCTGAATGCGTCGGAAGAGGGCAGGGCCGATGCCGGCGACCTGTCTAGCGGCGATCTTGTCACGTGGGGGCCGAGCAATGCGCGGCGCTACGGCGAGGTGGCGTCAGTAGAGATGAGCGGCACCCATGAACCGGAAGGGGTAGACGGCGGACCGAGCATGGAGGCGAGCGAAGACAACCCAGTAATCCGTATTCAGCACTACGAGCAGCAGGACGGCGAATGGACGGAGACGGACGTGCTGACTGTCCACCGTGCCGACAACCTCGAACAGATCGGCAGCTTCCCCGAGCGTAGCATCCGAGATATGCAGGGATCGTACCGCGCTGTTCTTCCGGGGACTAACATCCGACAGACGGCCGAAGAAAACCGCGTCACGGTGCAGTTTATGACCGAAGAGGTGGCTCGTGACGGCATGGTGCTGGACGCCGATGGGCTCGACACGTCGGCTTTCGAACAGAACCCCGTGGTGCTGTGGTCGCACGGCACTGATCCCCGACGTGGAGACGAGCCGATTGCCAGAGCTAGCAACATCCGGCGCAACAGAGATGGGATGTTGGCCGATGTCACGTTTGCCGAAGATGAGTTTGCCCAGCGGATCAAGCGGAAGGTAGAGGACGGCTTTGTGAACGCCGTGAGCGTCGGTTGGCGCACCGAAGACATTGACCAAAGCGGGGACGCCCCGACAGTCACGCGGAGCGATATGACGGAATTTAGCTTCGTGGCAGTGCCGGCCGACACGCAGGCGCTGGTGCAGGAGCGCACGGCGGGCAGTGAGGTGGAGGGCAAAATCAACGAACTGAAACGAGAGATTGACAAGCTGAAATCTGAACGGGCACCGGCCACGGCCACGTCGCCGCAATCAGAGTCCGCAGAGGAGGGTACGCCCGACTCTGCCGATGACGAAAGTCGCGATGACGCCCAAGAGCGCACGCGCTACGTGCCACTGTCTCAGCTGCGCAAGCTGAAGCAGGAGCGGAAGCAGGAGACGAGGAAGACCATTCGCATTGAACTTAAAAAAGCACTTGGGATGGCATAATGGCCGATTCTGATAGCACTAACGAGCAGGACCTCGTGGTCGATGAAGAGACGGCGCGGGAACTGCTCAACGACGACGAGCAAGACATGAGCGAGACTGTGCGCGAGGAGCTGGAGTCGCTTCTGGAGGAGCGCGGCATTGACACCGACGAGAACGAGGAGCGCAACGTGGCCCCTGCCAATGCGCGCGTGACGC